GCGAGGGGCTCGATCTGAGCGATGGCACTCCCCCGCAGACCGGACCGGGCGCGCAACCCGGACGGGGCAAGAGCATTGGCGAGCAGTTTGTAGAGTCGGAGGCGATCAAGGGCTGGCTGAAGGGCTACCCCAATGGGCGCATCCCCGACTCGTCCAAGGGGCTGATGTCGCCGCCTGTCGAGTACAAGAGTTTTTGGCCACAGAGGAAAACGCTGATCACGGGCGTGGACGACACCCAGGCCGGCGCGTTCATCACGACGGACTATACGGGGATCTATGAACCGCTGGGCCGAATGCCTCTGGTGTTGCGGGAGCTGATCGCCATGCGCCAGACGCAGAGCGACCTGGTAGAGTTTGTGCGGCAGACGGTGCAGGTACAGGAAGCTGCGCCGGTGGCGGAAGCGAACGTGACCGACTATGCCGGAGGGACGGCGGAGATCTCTGGCGAAAAGCCCGAGGCGACCGTCGGCTTTGAGAAAGTTCAGGCCGCGGTCAAAACGATCGCCGTGTGGATCCCGGCCACCAAGCGGGCGCTGAGCGACGCGTCCCAGATCCGGGGCATCATCGACCAGGAACTGAACGACGATCTGAACGAAGAATTCGAGGATCAGCTCATCAACGGAACTGGCGTGGGCGAGAACTTTACCGGACTGCTGAACACCGCCGGTATTCTGGCCCAGCTGTGGAATACGGACGTGTTCACAACCACGCGACAGGCCATCACCACACTGCGGACGACTGGGCGCACGACGCCCACTGCCTGGGTGATGAACCCGAGCGACTGGGAGACCATCGATCTGCTCAGGGATGACAACGGGCAGTTCTATTGGGGTGGGCCGCTGCGGCAGGGGCCAGGTACGCTATGGGGTTATCCCATCGTGCAGTCAGAACTCCAGACCCAGGGGACCGCCATTCTTGGCAACTGGAAGAAGGCGGTTGTGTGGGACCGCGAACAGTCGAGCATCCAGGTCAGCGATAGCCACTCGGATTTCTTTATTCGGAACATGGTGGCGTTTCTGGCCGAGATGCGGGCGGCGTTCGGTGTCATTCGTCCATCGGCCTTTATCGAAGTGGAGATGACCAGCGGGTCGTAATCGCGCCTGATACAGGCATGGAGGTAGTGCATGGCGCCGCGAGTCAACATTGTCTGTCGCAACTATAAGAGCGACCGGATCATCCCCAGGATGGCCCGGGCATTGGCCCGACGGTCCGGGGGGGATGCGCTGGACTGGTCGTTGACCGCGGCGCCGTCGTCAGATTGTGACGCCTATTTTCTGAGCGCCTATTTCGAGGGGCAGAGGCTGAGCCCTTGGCCCGAGGTGCCAGTGGCGGCCTATTTCACGCACCGCGAGGAGGAGCCCAAGGGGAACGCCAAGGCCAAGCTGTACGATCGGATGGCCCGCCGAGTGGACATGCGGGTCGCGACGTGCCGGCTCTATGCGGAGCCACTGAGCGCCTATGGGCCCACGCTGCAAGTGGCGGCGCCGCTCGAGCGCGACCATTTTGTGATCGGCAAGGGGGCAAAGCACAAGCGGCCCGTCGTCGGGTTCAGCGGCTATACCTATGCCAACAAACGCAAAGGCGAGGACCTGGCCGCGCAACTGATGCAGACGGCGCTGGGGGCCAAGGTGGAATGGACGGCGAGCGGCCGCGGATGGCCGGCGCCAACGAAACGGTACAGCTGGGCGAACATGCCGGGATTCTATCAGAGCCTGGACGTGCTGGTGGTGGTGAGCCGGGTGGAGGGCATTCCGATGCCACCGCTGGAGGCGCTGGCCTGTGGCGTAAAGATCGTCATCCCCAGCGGCGTGGGGATCCACGACGAACTGCCAGAGATCGAGGGCATCTGGCGTTACCAGGCAGGAGATATGGGTTCTCTGCAGACGGCGCTCAAGCGGGCGCTAGCGTCGGGCGCGGATCCGGAAGCGCTGCGAGAGGCGACGTCACCCTACAGCGTGGAGGCCTGGATCGAGGATAACGAACGCGCCGTCGCCGCAATGATGGGTGAGGCGTTGGAGATCGATGCCGGGATAGCGCCCGAGGCTGATGAACCGAGCGAGATACCAGAGGTGCAGCCCATGGAATGGGTGCAGCCCGTCGAACGCGGGACGGCTGGCACGCGGGGCATCTATTGCGTCGCGTTCGGAGATCCAGCCCGCACAGTGGCACTGCGGATGATGACCAGCGCCAAGCAGCATATGCCGGATATCCCCATTGCGCTCTGCGCGGCCAAGGCGATCGGCCCGGAGGACGTGCTGATCATCCAACCCGACAGCGACATTGGTGGCCGGCGAGCCAAGCTCAAGGCATACGAACTGGCGCCGGCGGAGTGGAAGGCAGTGCTCTACCTCGACGCGGACACGGAGATGGTGGCGCCGATCTATCAGTATTTCGAGTGGATCGAGGACGGATGGGAATTCGTGATCTGCAAGGATCCGCACCTGATGGACACGATGCGAAGCTTTGCGCGGAGGAACAACAGCAAGGAGCTGGAAGATGTAAAGCGCAGCGTGCGGACACTGAATACGCTCCAATACAACGGCGGCGTGTGGGCATTCGCGCGGAACGCACGCGTGGCGGCCTTTTTCCGAAGGTGGCAGCAAGAGTGGGAGCGGCACGCGCAGCGCGATCAAGGGGCGCTGATTCGAGCCATGTATGCGGACCCACTCAAAGTGTATCTCCTGGGGAACGAATGGAACACCTTCCCCAAGTACACCAAGGGCATTACGACTGCAGGGCTGATGCACTATCCAGGCAAAGCGCGGCGCTGGAAAGGGATGATCCCCGGGAGGATCGATAGCAAGGAAGCGTGGGATGCGGTCAAGCGCTATGAGAGCCACGACCGGAGGCGGAGGGGCTGATGGACATCCTGAACATCGGCGCGGGGCGCAAACCTGTCGAGGGCGCCGTGAACCACGATCGGCGACTCGACCCAGCACGCCCCTGGGTGACGGTGGCCCACGACCTGAACGTGCTCCCCTGGCCGTGGGAAGATAACGCGTTCGACATGGTGGTCGCCAAGGCGGTGCTGGAGCACCTGGACATCGACCTGCTGGCCTCGGTGGGCGAATGCTGGAGAGTGCTACGGCCGGAAGGCATCCTGTACGTCAAGCTGCCGCACTGGAAAAGCGATAACAGCTATGTGGATGCAACGCACCGCTGGCACTATAGCCTGCGGAGCCTGGACGTATTCGATCCTGAGACGGCCTTTGGCGGCCAGTACACGTTCTACACCGATCGCAAGTGGGAGATTATCCAAGGCGCCAGGCTGAACGACGCTCAGACATCGTTTGCGGCCAAGATGCAGGTGAGGAAGCGATGACCGATGCCCTGATCGTGCGCCACGGCGATAAACAGATACATACGCAAGCGAAGCGGGCCGGGCTCGAGTACATCGTGGCTGACGGTCCACTCGCCGAAGAGCAGTTCGATCGGGCGCTCATCGCCGGGCCGGCCGTGACGATACCCTGGGACCTGGTGGACTATGGGCTGCACTTTTGCGAACGGTGGGACGCGGCTGCGCCGCTGTGGCGGTATGGCGTGCTGGCCAAGGACGTGGGCAGCGACGAGGACCGCAAACGAACCGAGGCCGTGGTGCGGGACCTGCGCGTGCCGCTCTATGCCTGCGAGCTGCTATTCGTGCAAAAGACCGCGGATGGGCTAGCGCTGCTGAACGCCTGGGAAGAGGCAGGCAAACAGGGCGGCGACCAACGGATGGCGTTCCTGCGCGCGCTCTACCAGGTGAAACCACGATTCTGCGCGTTGCCGCGTTCGTGGCTGGGTGGGACGGGGCGCTACCCGAGCGCGGCGTCACAATCCCGAGGGCCGGCGGCGACTGGATCCAGACCACGCCGGAACAGTGACCCCTCGCGAACGCTCGGGGCAGGCGGGCCGGCGACGCAGCTGGTACGCGTAAAGCTCGGGCCGGGCGTGTACGTGCGCTGTCACCCCGGTGACGAACAAAAGGTGTACGACCGGTTGACGAGAAAAGGGAGACGGAAATGACAGTCATTCGGAATCAGACGACCATCCCGCAGGCACAGAGAAGCGGCAGGCTCGTGAGTGTGCAGCTGGCGCCGCACGTGAAGGTCAAGATGTATGAGGAGCAGGCGCGCGCGCGCGGGTACGTGGTCGAGGCTCCTGCGAGCTCGCCTGAACACGAGACTGACGGCAAGGAGGCCGAGGCCAAAAAGCCTACCTCGACGAGTACGTCTCGGAGCAGGCCGACGGGCGTGAGCAACAAGAAGCGGTCGCAGGTGAGTACACCTCGGTCGCCAGCAGCGAACGCCTCGACTGAGCGCGAAGGCAAGGCCGGGTGAGATGGGATTCTGCGAGATCACGGATCTCAAAGCGTATCTACAGATCGACATTCCCGGGGTCAAAGAGACGAGCGCGGAACGCGCGATCGATGAGGCGACGGCGGCGGTCCAGAACTATTGCCGGCAGCACCTCGAACTCGTAGAGGATGAAACGATCACGCTGGACTGTCACGGTGGCACACAACTGCTGTTGCCGGAGCTGCCGGTGATCGCTGTCTCCGAGGTGATCGACGACGGCGAGACTTTGACGGTCACGACCGAGTACAAGCTGGGCAGCAGTGGCATCCTGCACCGCATCGGGAGCACGTGGCCGCGGGGCATCCAGATCATCCAGGTGACCTATAGCCACGGCTACCGGATGACCGACTATGGGAGCGGCGACCCTCTGCCGGAGGAGATCGTGCAGGTGTGTGTGCGTGCGGCGGCGAGGTCGTACCAGTCGGGGCTACGCGCTGAAGAGGTTGGGGGTATCCCCGGCGTGCAAGGCACGAGCCTGGGTGATTATTCGGTCCAGTTTGGCGCCGAAAGCAGCGCATCGGGCGAGGCCGTGCTGGGAGTCAGCGCAGCGAGGGTGCTGTTGCGGAGTGAAAAGGACCTGCTGAACAGGTACAGGGTGTGAACTGGGCGTTCGAGTACGAACGCACGAGGGACGCATCATGCTGATGGAAGCCCTTTTTAACCATGACTTTACGGTGACTCGCAAGACCCGCGTCAGCGACGGGCAGGGCGGGTGGGTCGAGACGTGGCCGGAGGTGGGCCTGATGCTTGGGCGGATGCGGCCGTTGACCGCAGCGGAACGCACGATGGCACTGCAGCAGCAGAGTGCCATCAGCCACGTTCTCTACCTGGCCGGAGACGAGGATATTAAGCGCGGTGACAGAGTGGATGGCGAGGGACGCACATGGAATGTGATGGCCATTCGCGAGCCCAGCCACGCGGGGCACCACCTGGAGGTGGACTGCCGCGAGAAGCAACAGGAAGGCGAGCCGTGAGCCGGATCATCTTTAGGGACTGGGAAGCGAGCAAGAGAAAGGTACAGGCTCGAATCGCCGGGCAGCTCGTCGGGAATATGGAGGCGGTGGGGGTCTTTGTCGAACGTGAGGCGCAGA